ATTTCATGTAGGGCATGTAGGTAGCCCCCTACATATGTAGGGAGGTTTTTGAGGGGTAAAAAGCTTGGTTGTTTTTGATACATGTAGGTATTTCACTTTTTACTTTTTTTTCAATTCTCTTTTGGGAAAATCAAAAATCAACATGGTTTTTTTGTGTGTTTTTTGATTATTTGAAATTAGAAATGAAAAAAACGTGAAAATGTGTTTTAGAGCGTAATGCTCTCATTTCCATTTCAAACTGTTTTCATTTGTTATTGTATTTTTTTTGAAATAATTAGTCAAATGATTTAGAAATAATGTCTAATGGTAATTCAATGGTAACTAATGGTAACTTTTCCGGCGAGAAAGTCGCCGATAAATTCTCATGTAAATCGTGCCTATATACTTGTAGGAAAGAAAGTGACTTTAATAAACACTTACGCACTAGAAAGCATAAAAATGGTAACAAAATGGTAACAAATGGTAATTTTGGCGAGAAAGTCGCCGATTACCACAACCTGGTGTCAAATAATACGCTGGATCACATCGCTTACCATAACTCAGTAAGCAACAATGGCGAGAAAGTCGCCAAGGTGTCATTGAATGAAACATCTAGCGGACCTCCCTACACATGTCTAGTATGCGGACAATTGTATAAATACGCTTCAGGGTTATCTAGGCACCGCAAGAAATGTTGCTCTAAACCTAGTAATGTAGGTGAAAATGTGCAAGAAATGGTTGAATTTTCGCATTCGACAAATCCAAGTGAATTCAAGGAAATAGTTCTAATGCTTTTGAAAGAAAACAAAGAGATTCAAAAGACATTTGTAGAAATGATTCCACATATTAAAGGGAATGCTGAACATAGTTATAACAATACAAATAGTAATAATACGAATCATTTCAATATACAAATGTTTTTGAATGAACATTGTAAGAATGCAATGAATCTGACTGATTTCATTGATACATTGCCTATTACACCTGAACTCTATGACAATACCATCGAGAATGGATTAACAAAAGCAATCACAAATATGATAACAAACGGATTAAGTCAATTGGACGTACTAGAGAGACCGATTCATTGTACAGATGCTACGAGAAAAACACTCTACGTCAAGGAGGAGGACATTTGGGAAAAAGACGACGAATTAATAAAAGTTCTTATGGGGATACAAAAAATAGCAAGAAAACAGAGAAGTATGATTAACAAATGGAAAGATATTAATGAAGGGTGGGATAAAGATGAATCTATACAATTAAAATTTACAAATTTAGTATGTCAATCAATGACAGATATAGAACACGACGAAAAAGAAACCGGAAAAATTATACGTTCTATTAGTAAAAATACATATCTAACGAATGAAATAAAAAATGAATACAAATAAGTATTCTACATTAATGTAATTAAAAAATAATTAGTTAATTACATTACAATTATCGATTTTTAGTTGTTTTTATTTATGTTGTTTTTATTTCGTTATAGTTATATTTGAATTACTCCTTCTTCTTGATCACCTTCTTGACCACCTTCTTCTTGACAACTGGAGATGCCTCTCTAACTACTTCGGCGACCTCCTCCTTAATTGCCTCTTCCTCATCATCAGTATCCTCCACATCGTTCGAAACAGGTTCATTGTCGTCTTCATCGTCCTCATCAGTGGAGATTGCCTGCTTGACCATACGGTCCTTGTCCTCACCAGAGAGCTGGATTTGACAAACACCTCTCATAGTAGCCTTAGGCTTAAGAACTCCTTGGAATAATCTCCATGTAACACCAAACTTACCATTAGCGAACCACAAACCACCACATTGAATAACTGCTGCGATATGAGAACCCTTAGCAATCAAATCCTTTGGAGACACTGAACTACCATTAGGATCAGGGAAGATTGCCGATTGATTTACATCATATAGCTCAGTCTTCCACTCGCCATCCCAAAATGGCAGCTTTACCTTTAGTGTAGGAGCACGACTGGTGTCAGACTCGCCGGTATTCTTATCCTTGGGATACTTCAACATGGGAGTCCAAAGAGCATCAATCGCATCCTCACTCATCTTGGCCTTACCAAACCACTCCTTAGCATTCGTAATCGCATCAGCCTTAAGCTTAGTCTCTAGATCAACCATGTTATTCAGAAAGTTAGTAGTATCCTCCTTGGCATAATCCTCATTAGGAAACTGAAGCGACATCTCATATCGCTCATTACCCTCATAATCACTTACCCCCCACGTAATCATAAGTGGTGTTGAAATGTAGGTAGCTCCATTAGAAGCAGCATTTACAATACCAATACTCTTACTACCTCGGGCATCCACCTTAGGCTTAGAGTACTTAATATCACTGGAGGGGGTAAAATCGGCACCGGAAAGAATTGTCTTAGAGTTCATTGTCATCTATGTATTTAATTTATATAGACGGTTATTCTTTAAATCAATTTTTTTTTATAATTAACAAAAATAGGAAATAAATGACTCTACATATTCGGTCTAAATATATTATTTAATTTCTTTATTTCTCTCTACGTATTTATTAAACATCTATCATAAGAATATAGAATCTTGCTAACAACGAAGTTGTAACAGATTGTATATGATACTCGTATAGATGAATCACCTAGAGAGATATTAAGAATAATAACTATATAAATATATCTAATGATATATTAATAATAATAATGACAGATAATCTCTCTACTAAGTCCTCTATAAATGAAAAAGTATTTGATAAAACTATTACGAAAAAAAAGAAAAGGGTCGCAAGCGGCGATTTTCACATGTTGAGTATGGATGAATATGAACAAGTAAAAGAGATTAATTACAAGGTCTCTCAATTAAAGGAAATATGCGGGTTTTATAAACTCAAAAAGAATGGAAATAAAGACGAATTAATAGCGAAGATATATAATCATTTAAAATATTCGATGTATGCTATAAAGATACAAAAAATAGCAAGAGGTAATTTCATGCGGAAATATATTATGTTGGCTGGTCCAGCATTTAAAATGAATAATCGTAAATTATGTGTAAATGATACAGATTTTGCTACATTAGAACCTCTGAATGAGATACATTATAACCAGTTTTTTAGTTTTTCGGACGAAGATGGAACTATTTATGGATGTGATGTTACATCTCTCTTTGAATTATTATGTAAAAAAAACAAACACGACATTATTGGGAAAAAGGCACCATTAAATCCATATAATCGTAGGCATTTAGAGTCTTATTTATTTACTAATTTCTCTCTATACCTGAAGTTGGCAAAGTTAAATGGGATAAAACAGATAACAACAATAGAAGAAGAAGTTATTGATCCGTCGAAGCAATTAGAAATGAAAATACTGGAACTATTTCAATATATAAATGAATTAGGTAATTATGCTGACAGTTCATGGTTTTCTAATCTATCTAGGCATATGACTGTATTATTTATAAGGGAAGTATATGATATATGGCATTATAGAGCACAGCTTACACAGGAAACAATGCGAAGTATCGTTCCACCACACGGAAATCCATTTACTGGTATGAATCTACAACTGGCTCAATCACAATCTGACGATTTTATTAGAAAACAGGCGGTGAAAATAATCGAATATTTGGTAAAATCGGGCCATACTACCGATAACCGTTCTTTAGGAGCATATTATGTACTGGCTGCATTAACTTTAGTAAGCGAAGATGCGCGAAACGCATTACCGTGGCTTTTTCAATCAGTCTCTCATTAAATGCGTTTTTATTACTAATAAAAATATTTAGGAATAAAAATATTTAGGAAATTATTTATGATTGGTTACCATCATAAACAGTTCCATATAATATATAATGCGTTAAATAGCTTAAAAAGATATGTCTTAGTAGTGTATAATGGTAAGAACTACTAAGACTACTACTCCCAAGACCGCATCTAAGACTGCTAAGGTTGCTGCCCCTGTTATTGAGGCTGCTCCCGTTGTAACCGAGACACCTCCTGTCGAGGTAGCTCCTGTAGCAGAGGAGCCCATTTCAACTGTATTTGGACAATTCTCTGATTTCATGGCTAAGCTTCAGGCTGTAAGCGCTTCCATGTCATCTCTTCGCACTGAGTTCCGTGGAATTGAGCGTCAAGTGACTCGTGAGCTTAAGGCTGCCGCTAAGGTTACTGCCAAGCGCAAGAGAAAGACCGGAAACCGTGCTCCTTCTGGATTTGTTAAGCCTACTCTTATCTCCAACGAGCTTGCTGGATTTCTAGGCAAGCCTGAGGGTACCGAGATGGCTCGCACTGAGGTTACTCGCGAGATTAACTCTTATATCCGCGAGCACAAGCTTCAGGACAAGGACAATGGTCGCAAGATCATTGCTGACAAGAAGCTTACTGGTCTTCTTAAGTTGAAGAAGGGTGACGAGCTCACCTACTTCAATCTTCAGAAGTATATGTCTCCTCACTTTGCCAAGGCTGCTGACAAGATCGCTGCTGCTGCTGTAGCTGCTTCTACCACCGCATAATCATAACATATAATAAAACATCTAAAAATACCATAAAAAATATTTGTGATTAAATAATATTTACGCTCTGTAAATATTATTATATATAATTTGAACTAATCAAATACTTTCTGTAAAAATATTCAAACACATGAATTGCGTTGTATAATACTAACACGCAAATATAAAATTCTCTTTTTCCATAACCGTGGTTAAATTACTTTTGTTGATTGGACCATTTAATATTTTTAGTTTTTCGTATTGTCTGTATTCAACCATATTTTCTAGTGTAAATAGTGAATGTATTGAATATAGCTCAATACTATCTACATTATTGTTAGTATTTGCCTCCATCCATTCATAAAATCGATCATCGCCGCTCTTTTTATATTTCTGATATTTTTTAAAATATTTCAAAGTTCTTATTAAATTGTTTCCATTTGGATTGTTGTTGTTACTATTCTGATTGCTATTTTCAAAATTATAATCTGTACCAGTGACGATACAAATACTTCGAAACTCTTCTTGAGTTATAGATAGTTCGCGTAATATATCTTTCGTATTATACATTACAACTGTTTTCTTGAGTAAGCTCATATATCGCAATACACGAGGACATCCATATACAAATAAATCCATATCTTCACTTAAACAAGCGTATGCTTTATTTTTACATACCATTTTAGCACACAATTTATCAGCCTCTCCAGGAGCTTCAATGTAGGAAACACCATATGCTTGAATTAATAATTTCACATTTTCAACATCTGTATGATGAAGACGAATAAAATCCTTCTTTAACCCATCCATTGTGTCTTTAATATCCTTTTCCTCGGTAGCATCCATATCAGCACCATATTCTTTTATTTTACAGTTTAATTCATTATATTTCATTTCCGCATTTTTTTTATCCATTTTTCTTTTCTTCAATAAAGCGTATTTCTCTTTTGGAGGTTTTCCGTCAAATACAAAGAGTGGAATGATATTATATTCACGAAAGATAGATATCATCAAGTAAAAGTTTTCCAACAACGCATTTTCTCCCAAGAATCGATACAAATAAATACTTGTATCGATAACAATTTTTTTATCTTTCAAATCGCGCAAACTGATTTGATGAATCGAATTTGTACAATTACCTTGTAAATATTTGTTAAGATGTTTAATACCCATTTTTATATGCTTGTATAGATGTAATGCTATACAATAAGGTTATTCAATTTTTCTTTTTACTTAACCGAATATATATCATGTATGTCGTTTATTGACATTTTCAATGTTCGTATTAACATATAATCGTCTTTTGAAAAATACTTTTCAATCGTGGATATATTTCTTCGTATTTTTGTATTTTTACAACAGTCTTTTATAAAACTCATATATGATTCTAAATTACCAGGAGTTTTTTTAAATTGTAATAGTAAATTATTATTGTTTGAACACCAGTCCATAAAATGACTATAATTATTCATCAACAAACAAGTTATAATATAGTAACTAAAAACTGATGTGTTTTCTTTATATAAATAATTACATATACTGACATGATCGTCCCTTTTTTCAACAATGTGACTATATTTTAAATCTAGAAAGTGTAATATTTTCATTGCTTGAGCCAGTGAATGTTCGCATTCTCTTTGCATATCCCTTTTAAATTTAGCCTTGAATTTTGATAACAGTTTGGTCATTTTTGATGACGAAGGTGGAGATTGTTTATGGCGTATGCTTTGATAAGAATACATTAATGTATTTATTGTTCTTCCCCAAAATTCGCAATAACTTTCATATAAATTAAATTCTACATTTACATTAAATATATCTCTCAGTTTTTTATTTACACTATACATGGACATATTTGAAAAATCGAGTCCAAAATTATGAAACGTCTCGTGAATGAATACTTTAAACCATTCTTCCTTTCTATACAGCACTATTTCAGTATGTTCTTTACATCCAGTAGTATATGCGCTATTCACGTGTTCAGTATCAAGAATATGTAGCTGATTGTCTGGAAGTTGTTTTTCAAACGGAGTAAAATAGATGAATATAGAGACCGTTTTTGAGCATTTTTTACTGGAAAAGTCATTTAACATATGAAACCACATATACATCATATGTACGTATTTTTCTAGCGTATCATATTCACCTGGTTTGATTTGTTCCATAGTAACAAAGTAAATATTTATCAACCGTCCCTTAATAGTACATGTAAATTGTATATTGTAGGTCGCATTATCGTCTATATAGGTTTGTATTTTTTTAGGAAAAAAATGACTATCCATCACTTCAGGTCTGGGTATTTGACTAACCATTTGTATTTTTGCGAAATGCGACTGAAAGCACTTACCAGTAGTTTTTTTTTCTACATATTCATCTGCGTCAGTTAATAATGAATAAAAAGCTGTAATAATATTATCATTTATATTATCCGCCAAATAATTGTATTTTAGTCCAGGTATAACGGTATTTATATAATTCATAATGTATTATTATATAAATAGTAATATTTTTATATACGTTTTATCTCTACAATAATTTACAGGTTGAAATTCACTACATATTTTGTAATTTACTTCTCACAAGCATTAAAGCATTGGCTAGTTCTGGTTCTGCTCCTTTTTTATAGTGTTGTAATTTGGCCTTTTTTGTCTGTATCAATGCTTGCTTCAGGTCGGTTTTGGCTTGATTAAATTTGGCATAAATCGCATTTTCTAATACCGCATTCTCAGCTCCTCCATAAAAATCAGGGTCTATTTTAATATCCTTTCCTCGTAATGTCTCTCCCTTGTGTTTTCCGCTTTTAGAACCAGCCATCTTAGCTAACTCAACATCTTCTGAAATCTTGGATCCACTATCTTGAGAGAAAAGAAGATAGAATTCTTTATTTGTATTTTTGAATTTATTTGCTTGGTAATAATGTTCTACTGTTTTCCATTTATGTCCATCCAATTCGAATGGTGCTACATATTCATTGTTCAACTTTCTTCGCCAATCTTTGATTTCAGCCAACTGAGAGAAATCCTTTATTAATTCAATAGGTATTTTCTCTCCATTTCCCTTTCCTGGAAGGGGTTTGTCGTTTGATTTATTGTAAAATTGGAATACAATAGAATTATCATATAGACCATTTTCATTTTCTTTAATTACATCCACATTTAGATCGACTGGCTCTTCAATACCCAATTCTTCATTAAACATTTTAAATTGGGGGATAATTTTATAAGGTCCAGACGTTCCTTGAAGACAATTTTTTGCTACATCTAATTTAATAGCATATGGAATTTCTGAAAATTGGAATATACGATGATATTTATAAGTAATTAGCTTGTAATGGTCGCCAGTATAGTCTAGTAAAATATAATATTCGGGTTCAAATGTACCTTGCTCTTCTAAAATAGGATCATTCAATTGTCCGCACAGGAGAACATTATTTTTGTCACCTGATTTCCAAGCTTCGCTAGAGAATATAACCATCTTAATATTCAATACGCGTTCCAATGTAGAAATAGCCCAAGTATCTGCCCAAAAATCACACGTTTTCATTGTTTTTTTTAAATCTTCCATTGAATGGACCTTTTTCATAAATCTAAATTCATGCATTAATTCTTTCGATATTTTCATTTCCGACTTTAATCGTTTATACTTGGTAGCTACCTCCTTCGCGTGTTCTACTATTTTCTGCTGATCACTACGTTCTTTGGCGTTTTTTAATCTATCTCTCAATTCAAGATTTAATTTTTGCAGTTCCTTTATTTCAGTTTCACCAGTTTGTACAACCTCTACAAACATTTTGTATTTTTCTTTGTAGTTTTCGTATAATTCGCCAGTAACTTCGTCAGACATTTTTCGACGTAATTCCATTACACTTATATCTTTATCGATTGATTTCAAGGCATCTCTGATTACAGCAAACAAACAATCTCCACCACCTTCATTGTCAATAATATTATATTCGTTACTTTTCATCATGTCTTGTATCCATTCTTGCCCTTTTTCTTTTTTATATTCATCGTGTTCTTTTTCCAGTTGTTTTATCGTTTGTTCAGGTAATATTGTTTTGGTCTCCTCTTTGTCAGATTGTTCCTCTTTATCAGAATCATCCTCTTCACCCTCTTCACCATCTTCACCCTCTTCACCATCTTCACCCTCTTCACCATCTTCACCATCTTCACCATCTTTGAAAGTATCTTGTTTGGAAACATTTTTCTTAGAACTATTTTCTCCGATAAGCATTTCAGTTGTAACAAATTTATATACTAAGGGTTCGTCAATATCTTGTAATTCTATATCCCCATCTTCATCAACAATATTTGGTAATTGTTCAGACATAATTTCGTATATACCAATTTGTTTTGATGCCTTGTCGTTTTCAACCAAGTATATTGGATAATATATAATGTTATCATCAATAAATGCATATTTAGCCTGACCCAAGGCAATAGTGATATCTTGTCCTAAAACAAATATTTCGTACATAGAAGCATCAAAATTAAAATCATCAGCATCTATTTTTTTTATTTCAGGATAATTTATATTGGGATTTAATATAGAATTCACCATTATAGATTAATTATATATTAATGTTTATATTTTTATATACGATAATACTTTTATCAAATATGTTATGATTGTAGAGTCGCTCAGCTACATCATTCGAATACTTACTGAAAAGAGATAAACTGTCCAAAGTAACTGTCATTTTTTAGTTCATGTATGTAGTGCCAACATTTTTTTCGGTTATATACCTGTAATGAATTTTCAGGATTATTTTCAAATTGAATAATTAATTCTATCAGTTCTTCCTTTTTTAATCGCCGCTTAGGTATATCATAATAAATAGCAATATGATGTAGCATTTTCATTGTATAATTTTCAAAATAATCAACATGTTGGGCAATTATGTTATCGTCATCATTTGACTCATCATTTGTTCCGTCATTCATATTATGAAATCCGATAGATTCATCGTCTAAATCTACCTCGGAAAAAAAACATTCATTAAGAATTATATTATCAATTTCTGTTTTTTCTTCTATACTACAAATAGGCGGACCTAATTCTTTAGTTTCATATCGTATTTCATTATGCGTCATCTAAATATATTACATTTAAACGTTTTTAATTTCTTTTTACACCTATTCATATAACTTTATTTGTTATACTATAATTTACTTGAGTTTATCCAAAATATCCATATGCTTAAACTTGGCTTTTGGTGAAATTCCCATAAACGTTTTTGTGTCTATGTTTTTAATTTGTAACAAATTATCCATAATTTTATCCCATCCATTGTACTTGGCAAGTGTTGAAAATGGAATATTCGTAAGAATAATATATAAATTTTCCGTTAATTCTTGATTTTCTATACATTTGGATTCATCTGTCAGATTATCTTCCTCCATAATCATATTCTGGATGCTTTCTATTTTATCAACTATAAAATCTAATGTAAGTACCTTATTTTTATATAAATTAGTAAGAAATAGACTCATTGCACGTCTCTTTTCATTTACAATATTCATTTCACAAAACTTGTTATAATCCTCGTCCGGTGACACAAATTTCATGTCTTCAAATAATTTCATAAACTCGTTAATATTATTATCAACTATATTCGTCATGAATTCATATTTTGACTGTAGTTCATTGGATAATTTGGCATACACATTACTGTTAAACTTATTCGAAGTAGCCATAGTAAATATAGCATGTCCGATTTTATCAATATAAACTTCGTCGCACTTTTCATTATCATTGATTTCATCCAACAAGGCTGTTAGTTTATCGATAATCTTATCGTATGTTTTATCGGTTAGTTTATTAATTAATGCACGAATATTATCAATCTCTTTTTCAATACCCACCTTTTTAGTAAATTCTGTCTTTTGAAAATTACGAACTGATTGCCAGTCATCTGACGTATTGACTTCTTCATTGCGTCGTTTCTTTTTTTTATATGAGGGTCTGTCGTTACTAATACTATTTTTATTTGAAAATGAAGGAGTTTTTACATATGTTGGAGCACCTACTTGCTGTGTTAATAAATTAATTAATTTTATAGTTTCCTCAGGCAACTTAAAACTACTATCGGACCATTTAATATTATCAAAATCTTGTATAGTATAAATTACCGTAGTCATTGTATGTAATATAAAATGAATATGTTTATTATTTTATATCAATTTTATTATAAATAATATTTTTACTAGATAATATTTTTACTAGATAATATTTTTACTAGATAATATTCTTACTAGATAATATTC